GCTAGACAAGTTGATGATGTCTATACTCAGTTGATTGTCATGAAAGAAGCGATAGAGCAAGATACCAATGAAGTTATTAACAGGAAACTTGAACTTGGTAGATTGATTAACAAGCTGAAAAATCCGAAGCATAGGGCAGTATTAAGGATGACCTACATCAATAAAGGCACCGCTGATAGTGTTTGTTATGATTTGAAGATGAGCCGAACAACCTATTACAGGTTAAAAAATGAGGCTGTCTCAGCCTTAGAGGAAGTCATCTGATTTCATAGGGAGCGTTTGGGACTTTTTGGAACAGCACGGTTCTTAAATTCTGCTAGAATGGTAGTATCAAGAAATAAGGGTAAGGCACCTATCAAGTGTCTTGCCTTTTCTTTTGTCCAAACAAACAAGTATAGGAGGTTTAGGCTTGGGTAGAGCAAGAGACCCCAACCGAGACAAGGCATTTGAAATCTATTCAGAAAATAATGGAAACATTGAGCTGATTGAGATTGCTGAGCGTTTGGGTGTTTCAGCTGGCACTGTCCGAGGTTGGAAAAGTAAAGACAAATGGGAACCTAAAATAAAAGGAACGTTCCAAAAGAAAAATACGGAACGCTCCAAAAAACCAAGGGGAGCTCCAAAAGGAAATAAGAACGCTGTGGGTCATGGAGCCCCTAGAGGAAACGACAACGCTGTAAAGCATGGACTAAGGAGAAAATACCTCCCTAAGGGCATATCTGAGCTGATAGATGAAGTTGAGACAATGACCCCTATTGATATTCTTTGGGAAAATATCACGCTGACCTATGCTAATTTGTTACACGCTCAGCGTATTTTATTTGTCCAGGACATAGAGGACAGCGATACCTTAATCACAAGCGAGGGCAAAGCTGGTGTAGGCTATGAACATCATACGGCATGGGATAAACAAGGCAAGGCTCTAGCTGCAATAGCAAGGGCACAGTCAGAGCTTAAAAGCATGATTAAGACCTATGACGAGCTGACACGCTCACCGCTTGTCACAGAGGAGCAACGCCTGAGAATTGACAACCTCAAGGCACAACTTGGCTCAGATGATGAAGATGACACGATCATTACTGGATTTACATTTGATAGGAGTGAGTACAATGGCGATACTGAACCTAGCAAAGCTGATTAACCCAGTATTTGATGAAGTTCTCTACACACTCAAGAGCCACATAGTACTAAAAGGGGGGCGTGCCTCTACTAAGTCCTCTGTGGTATCCATTGACCTAGTGAATGACTTTATTAGTGACCCTCTAGGTAATGTGGTTGTTCTACGGAAAGTGGGTAAATACCTGAGAATGTCTGTCTATGAACAGATAAGATGGGCAATTTATGAGATGGGCTTGGCCAATCAGTTCAAGTTTGGCAAGTCACCGCTACAAATTACTCATAAAAAGACTGGTACAGCCTTTTACTTCTACGGCGTAGACGACCCCATGAAACTCAAGTCACAAAAGATAGCCAAAGGATATGTCATGTCTGTCTGGTTTGAGGAACTTGCAGAGTTTGCAGGTCGTGAGGACATTGATATTGTTGAGGATACCTTTATCCGTCAAGAGTTGCCGAATGGCAAACAGGTCAAGGTTTATTTTACATACAACCCGCCACGCAACCCTTATGATTGGATAAATGAGTGGGTAGCTGAGAAAGCTAGTGACCCAACCTACATGATACATCACAGCACCTATCTTGATGACAAGCTAGGTTTTTTATCTAAGCAGATGAAAGAGAAGATAGAAAGGTACAAGGAAACTGACCCTGACTATTACCGCTGGATGTACCTAGGCGAGGTCATAGGGCTTGGTAATCATGTCTACAACATGAATTACTTTAAGCCGCTTGAGAGCCTCCCTGATGACGATAGGCTTATCGGTATATCATTTGCCCTAGATACTGGACACCAACAATCAGCTACCGCCTGTGGGGCTTACGGATTGACTGCCAAGGGTAATGTTATCTTGCTTGATACGTTCTACTATAGCCCAGCTGGAAAGACGATTAAAAAGGCCCCTAGTGAGCTCTCTGTGATGATACATGACTTTATTGATAAGGTCATGAAGACTTACAGAGTGCCCAAGCTTAAGATGACTATTGATAGCGCTGAGGGTGCCTTGAGAAACCAATACTTTAAGGACTATGGCGAACGCTGGCACCCAGTAGCCAAAAAGAAAAATCAGACCATGATTGACATGGTTATCAGCTTACTAGCAGAGGGGCGTTTTTACTATCTTGACATTCCTGCTAACAGGATTTTTGTTGAAGAACACAAAATGTATCGCTATGATGACAAGTCCCTGAACACTGATGACCCTAAAGTTATCAAGGAAGATGACCACACGGTAGATGAGTTCAAGTACTTTGTCTTGGATAACGCTAGGGAGCTAGATTTGAAAGCCTAAAGGAGCTAACAATGGGAATAGTACAAACTATCAAGAATTTCTTTACAAGGAGTAAGTATGTGATGACCACACAAAACTTAACAAACATTACAGACCACCCCAAAATAGCGGTGTCAAGTGCTGAATATGACCGTATCAGAGAAAACCTCAAGTACTTTGCAGGGCGTTATCCACAGATTGAGTACAAGGACAGCAACGGCACAAAGCAAAAGCGGGATTTTAATCATTTACCGATTGGCAGAACAGCCTCTAAGAAGATTGCAAGCCTTGTATTCAATGAACAGGCTGAAATTAAGGTAGATGATGAAAGAGCTAATGAGTTCATTCAGCAACAGCTACAGAATGACCGTTTTATCAAGAACTTTGAGCGTTACTTAGAGAGTTGCTTGGCTCTTGGAGGGCTTGCCATGAGGCCATACGTTGATAAGGACAAGGTAAGAGTGGCATTTGTTCAAGCTCCTGTCTTTTTGCCTCTCCAGTCCAATACCCAAGATGTCTCTAGTGCCGCTATCATCACTAAGACCATCAAATCAGAGGGGAACAAGCACAAGTATTACACGCTGATTGAGTTGCACGAATGGGGCAAAGATGACAAGTACACGGTAACCAATGAGCTCTACAAGTCTGATAATCAGAATATTGTAGGGGCTAGAGTGCCTTTGTCAGAACTCTATGAGGAACTTGAGGAGGCGGCAGAACTTAACGGCTTGAGTCGTCCTCTGTTTACCTACTTAAAGACCCCAGGCATGAATAACAAAGATATTAACAGCCCGCTTGGTCTGTCCATTTTTGATAACGCTAAGACTACTATTGACTTCCTGAATACTACATATGATGAGTTTATGTGGGAGGTCAAAATGGGTCAGCGTAGGGTTGCAGTTCCTACTCAGATGATTAAGACAGAGTACAATCAGGACGGCGATAAGGTCACGGTCAAGCGTGAGTTTGAAACTGGTCACAATGTTTATGAGCAGTTCGATAGTGGCGATATAGACAAGGGTATAGGTATCACAGACCTCACTACACCTATCCGCTCTGATGACTACATCAAGGCTATTAACGAGGGGCTAGCTCTCTTTGAAATGCAGATAGGGGTATCAGCTGGCATGTTTACCTTTGACGGCAAGAGTATGAAGACAGCCACTGAGATTGTCTCAGAAAACTCTGACACATATCAAATGCGTAACAGTATTGTCAGCCTAGTTGAGCAAGCTCTGAAAGAGCTGATTATCTCCATGTTAGAGCTTGGCAAATCCTATCAGCTTTACAAAGGAACTATTCCTGATATGGACGCAATCAGTATTAACCTTGATGATGGTGTATTTACTGACCGTAACGCTGAGCTTGATTACTGGATTAAGGTAGTAAACGCTGGCTTTGGTACTGATGTCATGGCCATTGAGAAAGTACTCAACGTAACCCCTGAGAAAGCTAAGGACATCAAAGCTGAAATCAGTGGCAGTGCTATTGGTGAGGCAAGTAACAACAGGAGTGATGAAGATGTTGAAATATATGGTAATTGATAAGTTAAGGGACCTATTTGGACTAAACAGCCCATCTAGGCTAGTGATTGAGGGACTTGTAGAAGCTTATGAAAGAGAAGAAACCAATCAAGCTAAATGATGAGCAGTTAATGCTAGACGCTAGTCAGGTTGCAGACATCTATCATCAGCTAACCCTTGATTTATTTGACCAAGTTATAGACCGTATAAAAGAGCGTGGCTCAGCTAGTCTTGATGATAACCCTTATATTTGGCAACTTGAGAAGATGAATGAGATGGGGTTACTCAATAAGGATAACCTACAGCTTATCTCTGAACGCTCAGGCATTGCTGAGGAACAGCTTAGGCATGTTATCCAAAATGAGGGCTACAAAATCTACAAGGACACCAAACAGCAGCTTTTAGAGGCCACTGGTGGCGGTACATTTGTTAGTAACTCTCTTATTCAGAATAGCCTTGCAGCCTATGTAAATCAGACTATGGGCGATATCAACAACCTTATCAATACCACGCTACCAAAGAGCGTGATAGGAGCCTACCAATCAATCATTGAGGAGGCCACAGCAAAGGTTGTCACAGGTCTTGCTACATCAGATAAGGCTATTTCAGATACTGTCATGAAATGGGCTAAAAAGGGCTTTTACGGCTTTACAGACAGCCAAGGTAAGCACTGGAAAGCTGACACCTACGCTAGGCAAGTCATCAAGTCCACGGCTTGGCGGGTATATCGTGAGGTTAGAATGGCTCCAGCTGAGGAATTGGGAATAGATACCTACTACTACTCCAAGAAATCCACAGCAAGGGAAATGTGCGCCCCTCTACAACATCAGATAGTCACTACTGGAGTTGCAAGGACTGAAAAGGGAGAGCGTATACTTGCTTTGTCAGATTATGGCTACGGTACGGCTGGTGGGTGTCTGGGTATTAACTGTACCCATGAAATCACGCCCTTTGTGGTTGGTGTCAACTACAAGCCTGAGCTTGGCGAAGATGTCAAGGACTTAACACCTGAGCAAGCTATCGAAAATGCCAACGTACAGGCTAAACAGAGAGCCCTGGAGCGGTCTATCAGACAGTCTAAGGAGTTTCTCCACGTTGCAGAAAAACTAGGAGACCAAGAGCTCATAGACAAGTACAAGAGCAGGGTCAGGGTGCAACAGGGAGCTATGAGGGACTACCTCAGACAACACCCTTTTCTACACCGTGATTATGCTAGGGAGAAATACTACTACAATGATGATACGGTTAAAAAATTATACAAATCTATTGACAAGCGCTCTAAAAAAGAGTATTCTGAAATACTACAAAATTTGGGAAATAAAGCACCCAAGTCTTATAGTGATTTCCAAGCTCTGAGCCACTCTGAAAAAGAGTCTTTGAGGTATGATAATAGGATTGTCAATTATTTTAAGGGAGATATTCACGAGAAACTGTCTGAAAAACAGAAACAGCAGGCGGTGGAGGCTTACTTTAATTTCAAAAATGACGGTATAGTATTTGGAGACCATGCTATAGCACGCTACATAGAGCGTATGAGACGCAATGATGGTACATTTAGCTATAACTATGAAACCGTCAAAACAGCCTTTTCTCTACCTCCTAACTATGTATCAGAACAGAATGGTAGGCTTGCTAGATACTACAACGGCATTCTTTACATCACTGAACCTGATACAGATATTGTAGTGACTATGATGAAACGTAAAAAACTGAAAGGATTTAAGCCATTATGAAATACAGTCAGCGAGTATTAGACATGCTCAATCAAGCAGTCAGTGGTCAGATTGATAATTTTTGGGATTTTTCCTTTAAGTTTAATGCTCTTTTTGGAGAAGATGAGGAGTTTGCTGAGGCTTGGGATAATGAAAATCCTGAAATGTTTGACGCTCTCAATGATGTTGAATTGATGATGTTCCTAGAGGAACATGACCCAAGTGATAAGCAAGGATTTATCAACTTTTTAACGCCTTACTACGAAAAGGCAAAGCAATTAGTAAAACTTAGCGCTTAGTTAAACCTAGGCGCTTTTCTTATACCCAAAAATAGGAGGCAACCATGAACAAACGTATCAAAAAGAAACGTGAACTTGAGGACAAAGTCAAGTGGCTTGAGACTATGCTTGATTATGCTATTCATGAAATCATCAGGCAAGATAAAGAGCTTGAGGAGTTGAAACAGATTAACTCACGCAATGCTCAGGCTACTAATTCAAGATTTGATTATCTTGAGAAGAAAGTAGCTGACAAGGTATCTAAAAAATCTTGGTTTAGTCGCAAGTAAGGAGGCGGTCACTCATCTTGACTGGTAGGAAAGACTACTTTTACACCGTTTGGAAATCCAAGCGGTTTTTATTTTGCACTCTTAGTGTAGCGGTAGCACATCAAGCTCCAACCTTGATAGCGTGGGTTCAAATCCTACAGAGTGTGTTGTCTGACATGACGTAAACTGTCAAATTCTGCCCCTCGTGGCGTAAAACAAAGGAGTTAAGGTATGAGCCTTAAACGTGAGATGTTGGTGGACGCAGGTATCGAAGATAAAGCGGTGCTAGACAGTATCATGCAAGCGTACGGTGCAGGTATTGAAAATGCAAAGGCACAAGCTAAGTCTGAGTTACAGGCAGAAAACGACACCTTAAAACAACAACTTGAGCAACAAACCCAAGCTGTCAAGGAGTTACAGGAAAAAGAGGGAGCTAGTGAGGAAAGCAAGCAACAGCTAGCAGACCTACAAGCCCAATTTGACCAGTACAAGACTGACAATGAGGCAAAACTTGCCCAGGTAACAAAAACTAACGCTGTAGCACTTGCTTTGAAAGATGTGGGAGCTTACAACTCTGAGGACTTGATGAAGTTCATTGACCTAGACAAGATTGAGCTAGGAGAAGATGGGAAACCTATCTTAGATGACACTATCAATGCTCTCAAAGAGTCCAGCCCTTACTTATTCCAAGGTGAAGATGGACAGCCAAATCTCAATATCTCTGTACCAGGTAACCCATCAGCTGGGACTGGTGACGACAATCTGAGTGCAGAAGATAAAGCACTGTTTGCAGGCTTTGATAGCGTGTAAACCAAACAAAGAAAAGAGGTAATTTTACATGGTAGTAAACTATGCAGCTAAATTTGATAATAAAGTTGATGAGCGTTTTGCTAAAGAGGCTCTCTCTACTGGTATTATCAACCAAGATTTTGATTTCACAGGCGTTGACACAGTCAAGGTCTACTCAGTTCCAACATCAGTAATGAACGACTACAAGACAACTGGTCAAAACCGTTACGGTGAGGCTGAGGAACTTGGTAACACCGTTCAAACTATGGTACTCAAGAAAGACCGTTCTTTCACGTTTACCATTGACAAGAAATCTGAACAAGATACTAATGGTGTCATGGAGGCAGGTAAAGCTCTTGCACGTCAACTGTCAGAAGTTGTTATCCCTGAGGTCGATACCTACCGCTTTGCAACAATCGTAGCAGGTGCGGCTCCTGAACATGTTAAGACAGCGGCCATCACTAAAGATGACGCTTATGAGGCTGTCCTAGATGGTCAGGTAGCTCTTACAGACGCTTTTATTCCTGTAGCAGGTCGTGTCTTGCATGTGTCTCCTAAGTTCTATAAACTTATCAAACTTGACCCAACATTTGTGAAGAACTCTGACCTTGGCCAAGAAATCACTATTAAAGGTCAAGTAGGTATGATTGACGGCTTGCCAGTTGTCTTGACACCAACATCACGCTTGCCACAAAATGTAGAGTTCGTGATTGCTCACCCAGTGGCTACTACATCTCCTGTTAAGTTGGAAGATTACAAAATTCATGACAACCCACCAGGAATTAACGGTAAACTCGTTGAGGGTCGTATCCGTTATGACGCTTTTGTTCTTGACAACAAGAAAAAAGCTATCTACGTTCACAAATCAGCATAAGGGAGGCTAAGTAATGGCTAGAAAGAAAACTGAGGAAACCACAGAGGAAGTGGTGGAAAAGCAAGAAGTAACTGAGGAAACCACAGAGGAAGTGGTGGAAACAGTTTCTGTCAAAAAGCAAGATACGCTCAAGAAGTCAATCAGAAGACGGAGAGCGGCTTTTTAGTTTGAAATATGACGCTGAGTATATCTACTCATCATTTATGCAGGCTTACGGTCTTGATTTGATTGACGCTCAGAATACATTGCACTGGAAGAAATTTAATGCCCTACTCAATGGGCTACCTAGTGATACTAAGTTTGCTGAGGTGCTCAAAATACGTTCTTATAAGCCACAAAAAGGCGATAGTAAGAAGTATAAAGAGGGCATGAAACGACTAAAAAAAGAGTATGCACTACCTAAAGATTTTGACTACTAATCACAGAAAGGAGAGAAAACTATGGCAGATGGTTCAGTTACTATCAAGGTTGACCTAGACGGCTCTAGTGCCCAGTCTGGAGTTAGCAAACTAAAAACCTTGTTAGGTGGACTAGAAAGCACAGGTTCAAAGGTTGGGTCTGTTTTTAAGTCGGTTTTAGGGGCTAATTTGATTAGCTCTGCTCTCACTACTGGTATTGGTGTTGTTACTGGCGGTATCCGTGATATGGCCTCAGAGCTTACCAGCTCACAGAAAGCGTGGAAGACCTTTGAGGGAAACCTACAGGCTTTTGGACGCTCTCCTGAGGTTATTAAAGCGGCTAAGACTGAAATGCAAGACTTTGCCACTAAGACTATTTACTCAGCCTCTGACATGGCTAGCACCTACTCTCAACTTGACGCAGTAGGTACTAAGAATGTTGGTAGCTTAGTTAAGGCTTTTGGTGGTTTAGCAGCCTCAGCAGAAAATCCAGCCCAAGCCATGAAATCTTTATCCACTCAAGCAACACAGATGGCAAGTAAGCCTAAAGTTGCCTGGATGGACTTTAAGATTATGATGGAACAAGCGCCCGCTGGTATGGCGGCCGTCGCAAAAGAAATGGGTATGAGTACCGCTGAACTGGTTGCAGCTGTTCAAGATGGTCAAATCTCAACAGAGGCATTCTTTGACGCTATGAATAAGGCGGGTAACTCTGACGCTTTTCAAAAAATGGCTACTGAGTTCAAAACTTGGGACCAGGCAATAGATGGAGCTAAGGAAAGTCTGTCTAATAAGCTCATGCCTATGTTTGAACACCTCAACAAGTTTGGTATTAAGGCAATCAATGCCCTATCAGACGCTATGGAAAGTATAGACTTTAGCGGAATGGCTGACGGTCTAGGTAAGTTCCTTGAGGGTATCAACATTGAGGGGATTATCTCCAAAGTCAGCAGTACCATCTCTAATGTGATTTCAAAGGTTCAGACCTTTTGGTCTGCCTTTGCAGGAGCGCTCAAGAGTATTGCTGGTGCTATTGGACACGTTTGGAATAGTCTAACTGCCTCAGGAGTTCTTAATGTCTTAGCTAGTGTCCTAGGCAATGTGGTCAAGTGGCTTTCTCAGGCTGCAACCGTAGCGGCTAACTTTATCAGCTCACTACCTGCAGGAGCTATTCAGGCTATAGTTGGTGGCTTGGTTGGTTTAGTAGCTGGTTTTAAGGCCTTTAACTTTCTGAAATCCTTTAACCCGTTCAGTCTATTCAAAAAGAATGCGACAAGTGGGGTTAGTGGTGCTACATCAGTTGTTAGGTCAGCAAGTACAAGCGTTGTCTCAATTATCCGTAGCCTTGGCCAAAGTGTAGCAACTGCTGCTAGAGGAATTGGTCAAGGTGTAGGCGCTGCTTTTCGTGGTATTGGTCAAGGGTTGGCTATGGTTAATCCTGCAACCATTGCAGCTTTAGCAGTTCCAATCTTGGCACTTGGTGCAGCTTTTGCCTTAATGGGTATGCAGGGGCAGGGTATAGCTACAATTCTCCAAGGAGTAGGTAGTGTTATTGTCAGCGTTGGTACGGCTATAGGGACAATCCTTAACATGGCACTACAAGGCCTAGCTCAAGCGCTGGTTACTGTAGCTCCTGTGCTACCTATTGTAGCCTCATCTTTTGCTATGCTGTCACCACTTATCACAGCGGCTGGAACAGCAATAGCTACGGTAATCAGTGCATTTAGTAGCCTTGCTCCTGTGATAACCGCTCTAGGCTCTGCCCTAAGTCAGGTAATATCTGCTATCAGTTCTGGTATTGCCCAAATTGCTACGGCGGTGACCCCTATTGTCTCAATCATCTCTAATGCCTTTGTGCAGGTTGTGACAGTGGTATCACAGGCAATCGTCCAAATCATTCAGGCTTTAGCTCCATTTATTCCAGCTATAACCCAAATGGTCCAGGCAGTTGCCCCTGTACTCCAATCCTTAGTAGAGGCGTTTAATAACCTCATCAGTCAAATCAGTCCTATCATTGATAGTCTGACCCAATTACTTCAAACTTTCGGAGAACAGGTCAGCTCAATCCTAGAAAGTGCTGGTAGCGTGGTAGAGAGCTTTGGCTCTGCTATCCGCAATGTACTTGATGGGGTTGCTGGTATCTTTGAGAGTATGGGTAATGCGGCTAAAAACGCTGGACAAGGCGTGAAGTTGATGGCTCAAGGGGTCAAAATGTTAGTTGACCTAAAACTTGGTGACTTGGTTGGAACTTTAGCAGCTGTGGCAACTGGTTTAGCTGCTATTGCTGGCTCAGGTATTGCCTCAGCGGGTCCAGGTTTGCAACAAGCAGGAACTGGACTAAAACTCATTGCTACATCAGCTCAAACAGCAAGCGTTGCAATGCAGACACTGCCTAGTGTTTTCAGCACTCTTGGCTCAAGTATCGGAACTTTACCAGGAGTAATGACCACGGCAGGCTCTGCTATGAGAACCTTTGCTAGTGCTGTTATGACCTCTTTTGTAGGTCTAGCAGGCTCAACGGCTAGCATTTCAGCACTACAAAGCAGAATTACAGCCTTGTCAGCCTCAATGATGATGGCTCAAGCTGGAGCCTCTGCAATGTCAGCGGGTTTCTCAGCAGTATCTGCTGTACTTGGTGCTCTTGGTGGAGTGCTTGGTTCGGTACCAGCTAGATTTACGGCTATTACAGCCTCAGCAATGACAGCAAGAACATCAATCATGCAATTAGCCACATCAGCGCCAATGGTCGCCTCAGGTTTTGCTAATATCTCAAGTGCTGCAACCTCATCAATGAGTCAACTCAATTCTGCTGTACGCTCTGCTATGACACAAGCGGTATCAACTATGCGCTCTAGTATGCAACAGCTGGTATCTGTGGTAAGGCAATCAGCAAGTCAAATGACACAAGCAGGACGACAAGCTGGTAAAGGCGTGTCAGACGGAGTTACTAACGGTATCCGTGGCGGTATCGGTTCAGCAAGAGCTGCAATGTCAGCAATGGTAAACGCAATCCGCTCTACTGGTATGTCTGGAGCTGGTGCAATGCGTAGTGTAGGGGCTATGATTGGCCAAGGGTTAGCTCAAGGTATGTATTCAGCCCTTGGAGCCGTTACAGCTGCTGCTAATGCCCTAGTTGCACAAGCTGAAAGAGCAGCACAGGCTAAAGCTAAAATTCACTCACCATCACGACTATTCAGGGATAACGTAGGGCGCTATATTGCCCAAGGTATCGCTGTAGGTATTGAAAAGAATACCTCTGATGTGACTGATAGCCTAGCTTATGTGCAAAAAGAGATGTCCGCCTTTAAGTTTGGCGCTGAGGAACTATTAGGCCTCGGTAATGGTTCTCTATCTAGCCAATTCAAGCTCAAATCAATCACAGAACGTGCTGAAATGAGCCAAATTGAGGTAATTAGAGACCAAGCGGATAAAGCTCTTACCAAAGCTCTTGAAGTGGCTGAACAGGCTGTCAAGCGCCCTGTGAACATGGTGCTAGATGACGGTACTCTAGTCGCAAAAATCGGAGAGCCAATGACTAACTATCAGAACGACAAAATCAAAATAGATAACATGATGAGGGGGATTGTCTGATGAATAATGACACTATCACTATTAACGGATTTGACCTCTCTGAGGTTATCCGAATTATTGAAATTATCCGCCCTGTGGGTAATGAGCGTAGCATTGAAATCAATGACGCTCCACTCCTTGGAGTGAACTTACAAGAAGTAAGAACAGGGGCTAAGTTTATCAAGGTCAAATTTGCTATGCAAGAAAAAAATGGTATGACACTTGAAAAGGCCAAGCACACGCTGGCAGGGGTCTTTAATACCTCAGAGGCTGTCAAAATTATCATTTCTGATGAACCTGATAAGTATTACATGGGTCTTGTGACTGGCTCTGTGGCCATGGATAACGTGACACGTTGGTTGCAAAAAGGAGAGTTTGAGCTACTTATCCCTGATGGCGTGGCTCACAGCACCACCTACCGCAGGTTTGACATTGGGACGGTATCCTCTGACAAGGTTGTTTTCAACCTTGTCAATGATGGTAATGTACCAGCCTTTCCCATTATTACAGTCAAGAATAACGCTGAGAATGGTTATATTGGTTTGGTCAACACTAGCGGAGCTCTTGAAGTCGGAGACCGTGAGGAGGCTGATACAGAGCAAGTCAGACAATCAGAGCTACTCTTTGATTATCGAGACAGTAAAATCACAGCTGGTCTGAGTGCTGCAACTAAGAATGTTGCTATCTTAAATGACACTACGCAGAACCTCAAAGGAATTGTAGGTAGTGTGAACTGGCAAGGTCGCCCTCATTTGTTTCTACAGAACCCAGGAGGAACTACTGGAAACAATGCAGGGAGCTTAACTTGGAACATTCCAGCAGACAGCTCAGGCGCTACAGGCTCACTTAATGACTATATTTGGTGGCGACAAGTCTTTTGGCTTGGCGCTGCTAACCAATTTGGCTTTATCAAGTTGACCGTCTCTGATGAACAGGGGCGGTTTTTGTATGGTGTTGAGACATTCAAACGCTACAACGGTCTAGGTTGTGAGTATAACTTTATGGCTGCTGATGGTAAAGGGGGCTATAACATGCTCAAAAAGTGGACTTTTACAGGAACTCACTTAGACAGTCAAAACCCATTCAATGAGCCTAGAGGTTGGTCAGACCTCAAACGTAATGATGATAAAGTTACTGTTTTTTGGTGGGGGTCTTACAACACCTTTACCATTCCTGAAATCAAAGGGCGAAAATCAGCTAAAATCCATGTGGCGTTTGGTGCTCTAGGGAACAAACCTCTAGTAACCCGTATGTACTTGGATAGTATTTTCTATCGTAAGGATTTTGTAGCAGTCACTAAGGATATTCCTAACCGCTACCCTATCGGTTCAAATGTAGTGCTTAATAGCGAAAATGACACAGTAACCGTGGACGGTTTGGAGCGTATTGTGGATATTGTCCACGGTTCAACGTTCCTGACTATCCCACCTGGTAACAGTCAGCTAGAGGTTTACAGTTCAAGTTGGGTCAAAACTAAGCCCACAGTCAAGATAGAATTTGAAGAAAGGTACTTATAGCGTATGTTATTGACAATCCATGACGCAAGTTTGAGAAAAGTTGCTTTTATTGATAACGACAAGCAGGCTACGTTGAATTACTTTAACGATACCTGGACTAGGTACCTTGAAACAGGTTCTAGTACCTTTGATTTCACGGTATTCAAAAATGCTATCATCTCTGACACAGGGCGCAAACGTGCCTACAACTATCTGAATGAAAAAGCCTTTGTGTCTTTCCTGTACAAGGGCAAGACCTATCTGCACACAATCCGTAAAGTTGAGGAAAACGAGCAGATTATCAAGTGTTATGGTATCAACCTTAACCTTGAGCTTATCAATGAGTATGCTAATCCATACAAAGCGCCAAGAGCAATGACTTTCAAAGAATATTGTGACGCTATGGACTTGCTTAACTTTACATTCTTGAAAATTGGGGTCAATGAGGTTTCTACTCAGAAGATTTCTGCTGAGTGGGAGGGTACAGATACAAAGCTGAACCGTCTATTAAGTCTAGCTAATAAGTTTGGTGCTGAAATTGAATTTGATACCCACCTCAACGCTGATAGCTCTATCAAGTCCTTTGTGGTCAAAGTTTATCATGAAAACGACGACACTCACCAAGGTGTAGGGCGTGTTAGCCCTACTGTTTTGACCTATGGCAAGAACCTAAAAACCTTAACTAGGACAGTAGATAAAACCAATATTTACAATGCTGTAAGACCAACAGGGAGAACTGAGGACGGTAAAACTGTCACTATTTCTGGTCTTGGCGCTTGGTCTATCAAAAATGCCAATGGTGAACGTGAATTTTATCAAAGCGGAGAAATGCTATACGCTCCGTCATCTATGCAGATGTACCCAGCAGCATTCACAAGTAGTACCATGAATGACCAATGGATTAGAAAAGACATGACTGTTGAAAGTTCCAGTCCAGAGGTTATTCGTGCGGCTGCCTATCGTGAGTTGAAAAAGTACGCTTATCCAGCCGTAACTTATGAAGTGGAGGGCTTCACAGAGCTTGGCATTGGGGACACTGTCCAAGTCTATGATGACGGATTTAGCCCAGTACTCTTGCTTGAAATGAGGGTATCAGAGCAGACAATCAGCTTTACCAATCCAAAGAACAACAAGACCACTTTCTCAAATGCTAAGGCTCTTGAAAATCTTTTGTCAAACGGTATTCAGGAGCGTCTAGACCGTATGATAGAAGACGCTAAACCTTACACCGTGAAAGTCTCTACAGACAACGGTACAGCGTTTAAGAATGGGCAAGGTCAGTCAGTTGTGACCCCTACCTTGATGAAAGGTAACAGGGGCATCAATAGTGGCTGGCGTTGGGTTGTTGACGGTGAGATTAAGGCTACAAGCTCTACCTACATTGTCAAGGCGGCTGACATCAACCAGACAATGGTTTTGACAATCGCTGCATGGGTGGATAATCAGGAAGTAGCCTCTGAACAGGTTACTTTTATTAACACGATAGATGGCACAGCTGGTAGAGGGATTGCAAGTGTTGATACTTACTATTTGCTTACTGGTATGTCAGCGGGTGTGACCCACTCTGTAGCTGGTTGGACTCAAACAGTCCAGACCCCTACATCAAATCAACGTTTTGTCTGGTCTTATCGTGTAGAGAAGTACTCAGATGGTACATCTAGCACAGGAGAGCCTCATATCCTCTCTGTTTATGGAGAAAAAGGAGACCGTGGTGAGCGTGGTTTACAAGGTTTGCAAGGTATCCAAGGGGCTAAGGGTGACCAGGGTATCCCTGGTGATAGGGGAGCTGACGGAAGAACTCAGTACACCCATATTGCTTACGCTGATACTATCTCAGGCGGTGGATTTGACCAAACCAACGCAGACAAAGCCTATATAGGTGTCTATGTTGATTTTAACGCCACAGATAGTACCAATCCTGCTGATTACCGCTGGACTAAATGGAGAGGTACAGATGGTAAAAATGGTAAGGACGGCACTCAGGGAATACCAGGTAAACCAGGAGCGGACGGAAAAACGCCATACTTTCACAGGGCATGGGCTAACTCTGCTGATGGCCGTGACGGTTTCAGTACCTCAGATAGCAACAATAAACGTTATTTAGGTACATTAACCGATTTTGTTGAGGCAGACAGTCAAGACCACACTAAGTACAAGTGGACAGCTCTTTTTGATAATGTTCAGGTTGGGGGAGTGAACCTTTTACCTAATGCAGGTTTTTATAAAACCACTCCCACAGTAACAACCTTCACAGTTGGAGGCAAAACTCATAAAAATATCCTTATCAATAAATGGGAAAATCCATATAATGGGGGAATTTCAAATCCAACTAGTAATTACCATGCTTTTGTCAATGATACATTTTCCTCTGATGGTCCAGTAGTTGAATTTAACGAAAGTAACGGCTTACGAAATTGGAAAGCTATCAATGTTATCATCCCTAGTAAAGATTTAATGTCAGGTGCATATTATTTTTCCGCCGATTTATACGCAACAGGTACAGGTACTAAGATTTGGTTTGGTTTCTATTATTACAAAAGTGATGGTAGCCGAAATTTTCACTCAGGACAAACCACGGTAAATGTTTCTAGTACAGGTAGTTGGCAACGTTTAGGAGGCTCTATTAAATTAAACGTTGATGTTGATTTTAGTAGAGAAATCAGGTTCTATATTTACGGTTATAATTTCTCTACAAATTCAATACTGTACCTAAAGAAGCCTAAGTTAGAAAACGGGAATATTGGTACTGCATTTAGCTTAAATCCATCAGATGTAGACGAGGCTATAAATTCCAAGGCTGACCAAGTTCTCACTCAAGAGCAGTTGAACGCTCTGAATGAAAAAGCTAGTATTATCCAAGCTGAGCTAGAGGCTAAGGCTAGTGCTGATACATTGGACAACTGGATTAAGGCTTATCAGGACTTTGTCAAAGCTAATGACTCGGCTAGGGCACAGGCTGAAAAAGATTTAATTTCAGCTAGCCAACGTGTTTCTACCATTGCTAAAGACCTTGGAGAGCTCTCAGACCGCTGGAATTTCATTGATACTTACATGAGTTCATCAAATGAGGGCCTGGTCATTGGTAAGAATGATGGCAGTTCAAGCTTGATGTTTAACCCTAACGGTAGGATTTCCATGTACTCAGCAGGGGTAGAGGTTATGTATATCTCTCAAGGTGTTATCCACATTGAAAATGGTATTTTCTCAAAGACAATCCAAATTGGACGGTTCAGAGAAGAACAGTATCATCTCAACGCTGACATGAACGTTATTAGGTATGTAGGAGGATAAAATGGCTGAATTTTGGTCAAATAATGATAGAGGTTATCGTATCCGCCTATGGATAGACCAAACCTCTCAGAATATCGCAGGCAATAGTAGTCAGGTTAGGGTAAGGCTTGCCTTGCTGAATACGACTACTACCTTTGCAGAGTACAACTGTACCGCCTCAGCTACCGTCAACGGTCAGACACTGAGCTGGTCAGGTCGCCCCTCTATGCTTAGTTATAATCAGACAATCATGCTGATTGACAAAACTATCACAGTTGGGCACAATGCAGACGGTAAGAAATCATTTAGCTTGTCTGCTAGCTTTAGCGGTAGCGGTGGTTGGTCGCCTGGTACGCTCTCAATCGGTGGTAACTCATTCACACTTACCACTATCCCACGGTCAAGCTCTGTGAGTGTTGGCACTGGCGTTATTGGTAGTGCCGTTACTATCAACATCAGCCGTCAGAGTTCTAGCTTTAAGCACACTGTCCGCTATCACTGGGGTAGCAAACAAGGGACAATAGCAAGTAATGTAGATACCTCCACAACGTGGACTATCCCTCTTGATTTTGCTAATGATATTCCCAACTCAACCAGTGGGACAGGGATAATCTATGTCGATACCTACTCAGGTTCAACCAAGACAGGAACGCAGTCAACAACTCTAACGGCTAGCGTTCCAACCAACATGAAACCAACCTTTACAGGCGTTTCTTTATCTGATTTCAACACAGCAGCTCAAAACTTGGTATCTAGTACCACTACCTTTATTCAGATAGTATCTAATATTAAGGTTACATTTAACGGCGGTGCTGGCTCTTATGGCTCATCTATTACGGGCTATAAAGCTGAGATTGTGGGCAAGAACCAAACAACCAATGTGAATGGTGGCACCTTGGGAATTATGAACTACAACGGTGCTATCACAATCAGAGCAAGCGTCTCTGACAGTCGTGGGCGTTGGTCAGATACTAGAGATGTCTCAGTAACGGTTCTTGAGTACTTTGCACCAGCTCTGAGCTTTAGTATTGCTAGGACTGGCTCAACTTCCAGTACTTTTACCGTCACAAGAAATGCTAGAGTAGCACCTTTGGCGATTGGCGGTGCTCAAAAGAATATCATGACACTATCCTTTAAGGTTGCAAGGCTAGGAACAACAACCTACACGGCTGACACTGGGACAGCTGCTGGCTCATGGACTAGCTTATCTAGTCTGATTAACTCTCAAGCTAATCTCTCAGGTACCTATGCAGCTAATCAGTCATGGGTTGTTATTGGCACTCTTGCCGATAGATTTACTCAGACTGAGTTTGCAATAAATGTAGCGACGGAAAGCGTGGTTTTTTCCTATGACCGTTCTGGGGTGGGTGTCAATAAGATTAGAGAACGTGGAGCGTTAGATGTCAATGGAGATATTTACGCTAACGGAAATCCTATTCAGCAACATAAACTGACTGAAAACAACGGCAGGATTATAACGGTTAGCAATGCTAATCTAGTTACATCTGCTGGTTTTTATTACATGGTCGGTGCGAGAGAAAACAGTCCAGGTAATCAGTATGGTTATCTTACCGTTTGGTATAATTCAGATAACTTTATTTCTCAGATGTTCATGCCCTATAACTCAACTGATATTTATACACGAAGAATGACCAATGGAGCGTGGGGAAGTTGGTCACAGTTAGCGGTACAGAACACATCATCCTCTTTTTCGAGGTTAAACATTACAGATACAGCCACCTTTAACTTTACCATTATGTGGGGTGTTGGTATTAGTGCAATGAGAAAAGGGAACTTAGTAACCCTAACAGTTGATAGAGCTATCAAAAACATAAATTCAACAGTCGAATATGGTTTGATGAGTGAGACTATACCAGCAGGATATAGGCCAATCAAAGAGGCACATCTTATCATCCAAGCTAACTCGGGTCCAACTATATCTGGTACATCAGTTGTCCATCTAGCCCCTGATGGACAAATCAGGCTGACTAACAATATCACAGGTAACAAGGTATGGACTGGTACTATTACCTATGTTACCAATGACCCTTATCCATAGAAAGGAAATGCTATGAAATTTGAATATGGTTCAAAATCACAAGAATATGACGCTAGTGGTTCAGCGTCCACCACCAAAGTTACGTTAATCAATGCAGATGGGGCAATAGTCCCTATTTTTTTATCTCCTGATAAGATTGCTTTATCCAATACGGAGCTTTTTGAACTTGCTCTTGAGGTTATCTATCAAGAGAATTTCCCACAGCGTGCTGAAAATGAGAAGTTCAATGAGATTGGTGCAAAAATCGCCAAGTATGATGAACTGATTGAGAAGTCACAAAAGGCAATTGAAGACTTGGAGCAAGCGACAAGAGAAGCTAAACAAGGAACTATCAAGAATGAGCAGGCAGTAAACAACGCTGTATCTGAACTGACAGAGCTTGTGATGGGGGTTCTTGCTAATTTTGCACCAGTCGATAATGTGGAGGAGGTAGAAGATGAAGGACCTACTGAGTAACCTTGTTTTAGGTACAGCTTTAATCAAGAAAGGAAATTTTACAATGAAATTCACTAAAAAACATCAAATCGTTAAATCATGGGTAGCCCTTGTTGTTGCTGGCACTTACACAGTTGAACAGGTACCAAAACTTTTCAACTTACGTGATGTAGTAATCGAGGTGTTATCAGAGCAGACCACTGAGCCAAAGGGGGAGTAATATTTGAGACCTGAATACCAAGCGCTGATTACTCTCGTAGGGTTCATCATTACAGTTTATGGCTTTTATAATGTGCTGAAAGCTAAAAGTATTGAGCAAGCTACAAAAATCAATACTCTTGAGCTTAAAATCTCATTTTTGGAGCAGACCATCAAAGACCATACACGGCGGCTAGATGACCATGATAAACAAAATCAGGCGTTAGTAGCTATGACTGAACAGATGAAGAACCTGACAGAAGATGTCAGAGAACTAAAAACAATGATTAAGGAAAGGAATTAAATTCATGAAACTTAATTGGAAACTACGCTTTAAGAACAAGGCGACTTTGACGGCCATTGTCGCAACAGCTCTTTTACTAGCCCAACAGCTAGGCTTGAAGTTGCCTGACAATATCAATGACGTAGCCAATACAGCTCTTACATTGCTTGTCTTGCTTGGAGTTGTGTCTGACCCTACTACAGCTGGGGTATCAGACTCAGACAGAGCAATGACCTACACTGAACCTAAATAGGAGGCATAGCATGAGGAAATTAGGGAAAATTATCTTGATAATTGCAGGGGTACTATCGCTAGTACCTCTTTCTTTTTTACTCCTCATGCTTTCCCCTTTTATTCAATTATTTCTAAAGGAGGAAGACAATGGCAGTAAATATTGA